CTACAACTAAACACAGCAGTTGTTGGAACTGGCGATGGAACATCAGGAACTCTAAAGGGTCTAATCACTCTTGGTGCTGATACAACCAACGGAATTCCTACAACTTGGACTGAAACAACTCCAACAGCTGTAAACGGACTTATTGCACTTGCAAAGGGTATTTCAAAGGTAACAACCAACCGATTCAAGGCAGCAGAAGCAATTGTTATGCATCCTTCAATGTGGTACTGGTTTGCCTCACAGGTGGATGGATCAAACCGCCCATTAGTTGTTCCGGTAACTGGTGCATCTTCTGCATTCAACGCAGCAGGTACAATCACAAATCCGAACGCTCCAGCAGGTCTTGTTGGTACAATCCAAGGTGTTCCAGTCTTCATTGATGCAACACTTCCAAAGACCTACGGCGCAGCAACAAACCAATCTCCAATTCTTGTTGGTAAGTTCTCAGATTCTTACCTATTCGAATCAGGTGTAAAGACTCGCGTACTTCCAGATGTACTTTCAAGCAACCTAACAGTTCGCTTCCAAGTTTACGGATATGCAGCTCTTGCACACCGCTTCAACAAGTCTGTTTCAGCAATTACTGGAACAGGAACTGTTGCTCCTTCTGGCTACTAATTAGCCTGACTTTGGTGCTGACCTTATCTTCGGATAGGGTCAGCGCCAAAGCGCAACATCAATTCACAGGGGGATTTTATGAAATCTATATTTCTTGAAGGTTTGAAAACTGCCAGAGATTATTTGAAATACAATGGCGGAGTTGCTGCTCTTGATAAATTGATTGAAGAGCATGAAAAAGGCGAAATCGAAACTGCAACTCAAAAACCAAAAATGGAAGTTAGATGAAACCAAAAGATAGAGTTTGTATCGGAATGGTCAATAACGGAACCATCAATTCACTCCTAGCAATGGATTTGATTCATATCGCAAGAGAAAAAAATGGTCATTTCGATCACATGGTTCAAGTGGGCAATATCGGACTCACTACTCGATCACGCAATGTTGTGGTCAAAACATTTTTAGAAACAACAGATGCCAATTGGCTTTTGATGATTGACTCAGATGAGAGACTTTCACTTGATACTTGGCGCAAGTTGGTTTCATCAGCTGATGATATTCAGCGACCAATCGTATCTGGTTTAGTCTTTGCAGCATTCTTTGATGGTCAGGATGAACTTCGACCAGTTCCAACTATTTATCGAATGAATATGGAAACTGGTCTTCAGCCAATTGATGATTATCCTTTAGATAAACTATTTGAGGTTGATGCAGTCGGAACAGGTTGCATTCTTATTCATCGAAATGTTCTTCTTGATATGCAAAAAAATGCAACATCAAATCAAGGAAAAGATTGGGCTTGGTTTGTAGAAGGCGCAATCGATGGAACTTACTTTGGCGAGGATTTATTATTTTCCAAGCGATTGAAATCAATGGGATACAAAATCTTTGCTCATACTGGAGCAATACTTCCTCATCATAAACAATTTTGGTTGGATAATCGCCATCATACACCAATGCGTGATTATGCAATTCAACAAAATCAAGCATAAGAGTTGATCGTACCCCTGACAATCAACTCTTATGCCCTACTCAACAAGGAGTAAATAAATGGCAAGAATATCGACTACCGAAGCCAACCAAGCGCTCTCCACAACAGGATGGTCTTACATTTCGCTTCATACTGCCGATCCATCAACAACTGGAGCAAGTGAAGTTACTGGTGGTTCATACGCTAGAGTGGCAGTTACTTGGAACTCTCCATCAAGTGGTTCTGTAACTCAATCAAATGCTCTTTCAATCAACCTTCCAGCATCAACCACAGCTTCTTATTTTGGAGTTTGGTCAGCTTCTACTTCAGGTACTTACTACATCGGTGGCGCTCTTAGCCCAGCAATTTCAACAGGTACTTCTGCTGGTGTTGTTACCATAGCTGCCGGATCACTTTCAGTTTCAGCTTCCTAGTCTAAGGAGTAATTGTGGCAACCAATTATCCATCATCGCTTGATACCTTTATCAATCCAACAGCGACCGATACTCTTGATTCAGCCACAGTTCCTCACGCTGGTCAGCACGATAATATCAATGATGCTGTTCTTGCTATTGAAACAGCTCTTGGAGCAAATCTTGCAAATGTTGTTCTTCCAGCTCGATCTATTTCAACAACTGCTCCACTTTCAGGTGGTGGCAATTTATCAGCTAACAGAACATTATCTATTGCGGATGCGACAACTTCAGTCAAGGGTGCAGTTCAATTATCTGATTCAACTTCTACAACTTCATCTGTTTTAGCAGCTACTCCAACTGCGGTAAAAGCAGCCTATGATGCAGCAGTAGCTTCGGTTCAAACTACTAGATCGATTTCAACAATTTCACCACTTTCAGGCGGTGGAGATTTATCAGCTAACAGAACTTTGACCTTCACCTCAGAGGATGACCAACCAGTTCTCGCAAATCAAATCTTCGGATAGGGGATAACAAATGGCAACATTTAGCAAACAATTACTTTCAGGCTCAACACAGGGTCAGCCAATCACAGTAGTTCAGACTGCTTCTACTGGTACAACTATCCATTCAACAGGAACTTCTTCATCTATTATTGATGAGGTTTGGCTATACGCAAATAACACATCAACCTCACCAGTATTACTTACAGTTCAATTTGGCGGAACAGGCTCAGTACAACACGCTAAGCCAATTACTCTTGCTCCACAATCAGGAGATGTTCTAATCGTAGCAGGACTTCCGCTAACAGGAACAGGCTCGGCAGCAAATACAGTTGCCGCCTTTGCAGCTACTGCTTCAGTAATTACAATTTCAGGTTACATAAACAGAATCTCCTAATGGCTAATCCAACTCGCAGAGGCTCATCAGGTGAGCCAGTTAGAAACAGTATGCAAGGTGGAAACTACACACCTTGGACTAATACTCACTTTGTTCTGCCTTACGGATTGCGCTTACAACAAACCAAAAACGCTAGTGATACATCAGTAACAATTCCTGCTGGAATAAACTTTGTTTATGCTATTGCAGTTGGCGGTGGCGGTGGTGGTGGTTCTTCTACTTCCGTTGCTGGCGGTGGCGGTGGTGCAGGTGGTATTGCTTGGGGTTGGACTTTAGCAAATTCAACTTGTGTAGTTGCATCTTCTGTTGCTGGAGCAACTTCAGGTTCTTACACACGCTACGGAAACATTATTGCAGGCGGTGGTGGTGCTGGCGGTTCAAGTGGTAGTGGTACTGCTGGAAATACAGGCGGCGGCGGTGGTGGCGTAGGTGCCGCAACAACTGCAAATGGTGGTTCGGGTGGAACAAATTATTGGGGAATTCCTAGTGGTGCTGTAAGCAATACAACTGGAAACACTGGCGCTGGCGGAAGCGGTGCAGGTCGTACAACTGGTGATACCTACGGCAATGATGGTGGCAACGGAATTTCAGGCGGTGGCGGTGGAGGAATACAAAATACATACAACGGCGGTAAAGGCGGTTCAGGTTTAGCAGGCGGTGGCGGTGGAAATAGTGGAACTGGAACGGGAACTATTGGTGGTTCAGGTGGTAACGGAATAAACATTTTGACTGGTGCGGTAACAACTGGTGGTGCAGGAGTTACAACAGCAACTATCATAAAAGGCTCAGCAGGTGGTGGTGCTGGAATAGCAGGTAATGGAAATCCTGCTGTTACAACTACTGGCGGCGCAGGTGGACTCGGTGGCGGTGGTGGTGGTGGTGGACAAACTACTGGTGGCGCAGGTGGCGCAGGAATCCTTTACCTTTTTTACTAGGAGATAATTATGAGCGCATCAATTTATAGCAATTCACAATTTACCGATTCACCTTATGGACTCAAACTGCAACGCACAATTACTGCAACAGGAACAACATCAATTACAGATATTCCTACTGGTATTCAAAGAGTTTATGCAATTGTAATTGGTGGCGGTGGTGCTGGAAGCACACAGACCACAGGCGGCGGTGGAGGCGGTGGAGCAGGAGGATACTCTGCTGGCTGGACTTATGTTTCAACTTCCGTAACTGTTGGTGCAGGTGGTACTGGAACTTCAACTGCTGCTGCTGGTGCAAATGGCAATTCATCAATTTATGGAATGGTGATGGCTGGTGGTGGTTCAGGTGGTTTGAACTCAACTGTAAGTGGCGCCGCTGGTGGAGCAACTACTCCAACGGGTTCAACATCAGTTGTTTCTTACACAGGAGCACCAGCATCAACAGCGATTGGTTATGCAAGTGGCGGTTCTGCGAGTGCTGGTAATGCTGGTGTTTCAACTGGTGGTGGTGCTGGCTCAGCAACAACAACTGGAACAGTAACTGCATCTGCTGGTGGTCGTGGTCTTCTATGCGGTGGTGGCGGAGCAGCAGGAACATCAGGAACAGGCACAGGTGGTGCTGGTGGTACAGGAGATTTCTACGCTGGCGGAACTGGTACATCAGGAACAGGAACAACTTTTGGCGGAGGCGGAGGCGGAGCAGGTTACACATCTGTTGGCGCAAATGCTTCTGCAAATAATGGCGGTAATGGTGGCTCAGGCGGTGGCGGTGGAGGCGCAGCCTCAACAGCAGGTACTGCTGGCTCAGGCGGTAACGGCGTTGTCTTTCTTTACTTCTAAGGAGTTCTAATGGCTATCAAATATAAATACAGTTCAGAGTGTTGCTCTCATTACTATGTTGAAACTCGCAATCCTGAAGATAATCAAGTAGTTACTAAGTGCAATATCTGCGGTCAGGGTGAGTATCAGCTTATTCAAGAAATAGTTTTAGAAGAGACAATCCCGACAGTTTCGGAGTAAATAAATTATGGCAATTTACAATCAAAACATTGCCTATAACGCTCCATATTTTCAATATGATGGAACATCCCTTGTAACAGGCTCAGGTTCAATTTCACTTGTTGGAACTGGATCAACAGCTCTTACATTTGCAACAACAGGCTCAGGATCAATTAGCCTTGTTGCGACAGTAACAGCAGCTCTAACTTTCCCAACATCAGCTTCAGGTTCAATCAGCCTTGTTGCAACAGGGGCAGTTCAAAGACTTTCTTTCCCAACAACTAGCGCCGGAACAATTGAGGTTGTTGCTTCAGGAACAGATTCACTTGTTTATGTTGATGCAGGTCAAGGATTTATTACCCTTGTTGCAAATGGTAGTGCAACCTTTACTCCATATACAGGTTCAGGATCAATTAGCATCTCAGGGTCAGGAACAGTTCAAAAACTTTCCTATCCTACAACTGGTGCAGGTTCAATATCCTTTGATGCACTTGCATTAGCAAATTTATTATTCTCATCATCAGGTTCAGGTTCTATTGTTCTGACAGCTTCTGGTTATGCCTATATTGGTGGCGCAACAATCAACAATCGCTATCGAATTGGCGCATCTATTGTTGAAAGAATCAGAGTCGGGGCTACAATAAACCCTAATAAAAATCCTAGAATTGGATCAACAATTTTGACAAGAATTCGCTCAAGCGCTGAAATTTCTAATCGTGAGCGAACAATTTCTACTATCACAAGGAGAGATCGATGACTTATGACTTAGGAGATGTCGTTCCTCTTGGAATTACAATTACAGATTCCACAGGAGCAAATGCAAATGCTTCAGCTGTAACTTGCACAATTACCCTTCCAGATGGAACAACATCATCAGGATCAGTTACAAATCCATCAACAGGTCTTTACAACTGCGACTTTTCTCCTTCTCAGGTAGGCAGACACTCAGTTCGCTGGCTTGCCACAGGAACAAATGCAGCAGCATTTACCGATGAATTTACTGTTCGTGATTATGCCGATCTAGGCATTGTTGGATTGGCTGAGGTCAAAGCTCACTTGAATATCCCAACAACAGATACAACCTTGGATGAAGAACTTCGCAGATTCATTGATTCCGCATCTGATCTTGCTGAAAGTTATGTTGGACAAATTCTAGGTCGCAAAACATTTACCAGCGAACTCTATGATGGCGGAACTGAATTTATTCGCTTGCGTAATCCAAAGGCAATTTCCATTACCTCAGTTTATGAAAATGACGCTCTAGTTTCATCAAACAATTATGTGGTTGATTACACCGGGCAACGCCTATATCGAATTGGTTCAGGAACTCTTTATGCGACCAACTCTTATGGATACTGGACTGCTGGAATGAACAATGTCAAGATCACCTATGTGGCTGGATATGTAAATCCTCCTTCAGCTGCAAAGCAAGGAGTTTTGGAAATTATTCGCCATCTATGGCAAACACAAAGAGGTGCAATGAATGTTATGACCAGAAATCAAACAGGTGATGATTTCTATCAGGGTTCAACATACTCTCTTCCACGCAGAGCAATGGAATTACTTGATCCAGTCTCTTTCCCGGGTCTTGCATAAATGGCAACCAGCGCACTTCCCTCACTCATCAATGCAGTCATTACAAGATTGAAGGCAGATTCAAACCTGTCATCAGTTCGAGTATTTGATGGAATTGAAATCGATCAATCTTATCCCGGCGATGCAATCTGCATAGGTCATAATGGCAATATGGAAGGCGATGAAGTTGTTGCTTCAAATTTGACTCAGGAGTATCGCAATCTTGGTGCAGTTGGAAAATTTGAAGATGGAGTTTTGAATTGCACAATGTGGGCTTGGGATGGAACAACAGATATTTCAGCTCGCAGAACTCGTGCAACTCAAGTTCTTGGATATGTTGAAAACTCAATTCGCTCAGATGTTTCATTTGGCGGAGTTGTAATATACTCAGGTATTGATGCAGCGCAGATGATCTATCGCCAAACAACTGGCGGAGCAGCTGTTGTAATAAATTTCTCGATTACTTATCGTGCAAAGATATAAGGGGATCAAATGGCAAGAATCAAGAATATCTCGCCACTAGGCGAACTATATGTTCCTTCACTCAATTTGACTGTGAAGGCAGGGGAAAGTGCTGAGGTCTCAAATGAGGCAGCAGCTTCTTTATTAGAACAAACCGATAATTGGGTAGCAGCTGATAAATCAGCCGCTTCACTTTCCGATGCAATACCCAAAATAGGAGAATAAAATGGCAATTGGTTCAGGTATTGGCTCCCAACTTGGGATTGTAGCCGAAACAACATTCAACACCCCAGTAACAGTCTCACGCTTCTATGAGTTCACATCAGAGAACTTGAAGTACAACAAGAAGATAGCTGTTGGAATGGGTCTTCGTGCAGGTGGACAACTTGCTCGATCACAACGCAGGGTTGTAACAACAACTGATGCTTCAGGAGATATTACCCTTGATCTTCCATCAAGAGGTCTTGGACTATTGCTTTCACAAGCAATGGGATCATCTCCATCACCAACAACTATAACAACCGGCGTATATTCTTATGCCTTCACACTTGGCGATGTGTATGGAAGATCATTCACAGCTCAAGTTGGCGTTCCTCAATATGGTGGAACAGTTACTCCAAAAACTATTGCAGGATGCAAAATTTCATCCTTTGAACTTGCAGTTTCAAATGCTGCAATTGCAACAGGAAAATTCAATGTTGATGCAGCTTCCCTAACCACAGGAATCTCACTTGCAACAGCATCATTTTCAAACTATGCAACAACCAATCTATTCAACTTCTCACAAGGAGCAATTACAGTTGATGGATCATCAGTTGCAAATGTGAAGGATTTCAGCATCACAGTTGAAAACACTTTGAAAACTGATCGTTTCAATCTTGGCGCAGCAGGTATCAAAGCAGAACAAACAATCAATGGCTTCCGCAAAATCAGCGGAAAATTGACTGCTGAATTTACAGACACCACACTCTTTGCCAAGTATCTTTCAGATGCATCAACAGCTCTTGTTCTAACCTTCACAGGTGGAACTATTGCTCTTGGTCAATCTGAGAAATTGATTATCAATGTATCAGCAGTCAAGTTTGATGCAGATACTCCAAATGTTGCATCACCGGGAGTTATTGATCTTGCGATGTCATTTGAGGCTTATGATGATGGCTCAAATGCTCCATTGACAATTACTTACCAGACAGCAGATGCAGCTCTCTAATGGCTGATAATGCCTTTGTAATCGATATTGATAGCAAGGATTATGCTCGCTTCTATAAAACAACCAAAAAGGTTGAACCAGAGATTACAAAAGCACTTCGCAAAAGATTGACAGCAGTTACCAAACCAATTACCAATGAAGTGAAACAAGCAGCTCTCAGTTTGCCTTCCAAACAGGGGGCAACTGAGAAGGCTGTTAGAGGATCAACTGGAGTTGGACTAAGGCAAGGATTAGCAGCAGCAGTTGAACAAAAAATTAGACCAACTGGAAAAGCTGGTTTGAATGTTCGCATCAGAGTCTCAGGAACATCATTTGCTGAGAAAACTGGTAAGCCACGCAAACTTCCACGCTATGTTGAAGGTTTCTCAAAAAAGCCTTGGAGACATCCAGTATTTGCTGATGCAGGTGCAAGCAAAGGAACTTGGACTGGCGCTTGGGTAGAACAAAAACCAACACCATTCTTGTTTCAAACTGTTACTGCTCACAAACAAGAGTTCAAGGATGCGGTATATGATTCTTTTGTGGAGGCACTTCGTGCTTCACAAATGTTAGACAATCAAAAAATATAAGGGGAAAAATGCCATTAGTAATTAGAGAAAAATCATACACAATTCCAAAAGAGAATGGTTCACCAGCACCGACAGGTCGGGAAATCATTGAAATTGAAAATGTTTTCAATCTTGATGGATTGGCTTTACTTGGAACATTGGCAAGTGATGAGCCAAGCAAACTTCAAGGATATTCAAAGGTCAAAGCATTGTATGCAGTTGCTTGGATCGCTATGACTCGAGCAGGGGAAACAGTTTCCATTGATGATGTATTGAATGAATATGCGATCGATGAAATTCAGCTTAGCGATGAGCCAGAAAAAAAAGAAGTAAAAGCCGACTCATAAGAGGCGGCACATTAGGGCGGATTAGGTCAAACCTTCCTCTCCTGATGCATACCTATCCGGGTATAACACCATTCAATGTTTATGACATTGAGGTTGAAGTTCTAAATGATTTGATCGAGGCTGCACAACCAAAAGATTAGGAGAAACCATTTATGGCAATGGATGCATCAATTGGCGTAAATCTAATCGGTAGAGATGTTTCCGCATCTAGTGCAATCAAGGGCGTGGGCGAGACTGCCAAATCAACTAGCGAATCCATCAAGGATGCTGGCGTAAAAGCAGGAATTGCTTTTGCAGCAATCAGCGCTGGTGCTCTAAATGCAGCCAAAGCAGCAGCTGAAGATCAACAAAGTTCCACACAATTAGCAAATGCTTTACGAAATGTTGTTGGCGCATCTGATGCCACAGTCAAATCTGTTGAGGAATATATCAACAAGCAAACTTTGGCAACAGGTATTGCTGATGATAAATTGCGACCTGCTTTACAAAGACTTATTATGTCCACCAAAAATGTTGGTGAGGCACAAAAACTTACAAATCTTGCAATGGAAATTGCAACCGCAAAACACATCGATGTTCAAGATGCAGCAAATGCTCTTGCTAAAGCACACGATGGAAATATGGGCGCACTCAAGCGTTTGGGCGTTACACTTGATGCTACAACTATCAAAAACAAAGATTTTGGAAAAGCAGTTGTTGAATTAGGCGATCAATTCAAAGGCTCACTTGCTGCAAATGCTGATACTGCTGCTGGCAAGATGGCAATTATGAGCAACTCATTGAATGAGGCAAAAGAATCTGTTGGTTATGCTCTTCTTCCTGCACTTGAATCCCTAACAGCTACATTTCAAAAACTAGCACCATTCATTCAACAACACGCAGATTTCATTGGCAAAGCCGTAATTGTGGTTGGCGCTTTGACTGGCGCAGTTATGCTTGCAGGTGCTGCGGTAAAGGCTTATGAGATTATTACAAAATCAATGGCAATTGCTCAAGCCTTACTCAACGCAGTAATGAGCGCAAACCCTATTGGCTTGGTTGTGGTTGCAATTGCAGCTCTTACAGCAGCCTTTATTTATGCTTATGAGCATTCAGAGAAGTTTCGTGACATTATTACAAACGCTTTTGATGCGGTCAAAAATACTGCTCAATCTGTTGCAAACATTGTTGGCGCAGCATTTAGAATTGTATTTGATGGAATCAAAATCTACATCAACTCAATTATCAGTTTGGCAAATATAGCCATTAGAGCTTTGAATGCGATCAATGTTTCAGTTCCAAACTGGGTTCCGGGTATTGGTGGCAAATCATTTGGCTTTGATCTAAAACAAATTCCAATGCTTGCCGATGGCGGTATCGTTACAAAACCAACACTTGCAATGATTGGTGAGGCAGGAGCAGAAGCTGTTGTTCCTCTTTCAAAGGGTGGCTTTGGTAGTGGAATAAATGTGACTGTAAATGTCGGCGGTTCAGTAGTTCAGGAACAAGATTTAGCAGTAACAGTTCGTGATCAAATTGCTATTCTTATGCGCCGAAGAGGACTCAATCCATCAATCTTGGGGGTATAAATGTCATTGCTTGATGGCACAAATGCACCAACAATTTCAGTAGATTTTGATCTAGGAAATAAAGGATATTTCACTCTTGGTATTTCCACACTTGGCGGAACCGATCTTCTAGGCGCTCCAGCATCAACGCAATGGACAACCATTACAACAAGTGATATTCGAAAACTCAACATTCGTAGAGGTCGCACTCGAGAAGATCAGGCTAACCAACCCGGCGTTTTGAGTCTTACTCTTGAAAACTATACAAGCCAATATGATCCAGATAATTCCTCATCTTTTTATCAATGGAATGGATATTCAATTCTTACAAAAGGAATGGGTGTAAGAGTCAGAGCAACTTGGTCATCAACTGATTATGTAATTTATCGAGGCTATCTTGAGCAATTAGATACCGATATGAGTCTTGATCCAGTTGTGGTGATGCAATTTACAGATGCACTCGCCAAGATTGGCTCATATACAGTTGCAGCTATATCTTCCTCATATTCAGGAGATACAACTGCAACCCGAGTTGGTCGCATCCTTGATGCATCCGGCTGGGATGCCTCTCTTCGGTCTTTGACAGGCTCTAGGACAATGAAACCGACAACCTATGGAGCAACTGCCCTAGCACTATCAGAAGAGGCTAATAACTGCGAATATGGGCGTTTTTACGCCGATAGGCAGGGGAATATCACTCTAATCCCATACGAGTCTCTATTGACCACACCATACCGATTTACCCTATCTGATAGCCGAGCCTCTGGAACTATTGAATATGATTCAATTTCCACAAACCCGGGCGCAAAATATCTGATCAATACTGTTGTTTTGACTCAAGACAATAGCAACTCTCAAACTGCTACAAATACAGCTTCTGTTGGCAGATATGGAACTGCTCAAAAATTGATTACAGCACCATTGCTCAATAACTCTGATGCTTTGACAATGGCTCAAATCTATGCTGACAAAAATGCCTTACCTTCAACTCGTGTTGATCACATTGAATTTGATGCGCTAGGAATCAGCACCCTTTGGTCATCTTTGCTCCAAACCGATCTTGGAGACAATGTAAATGTTGAAAGAACAACAATTGATTCTCGAAACAGAACCTTCACATCAATTGTTGAATCTATCGACATTGACATCACGCCGTTTTCATGGCGTGTTGGGTTAGACTTATCACCATCAGCTCGAACAGGATTATTCATTCTTGGAACCTCCTTACTTGGCGGTTCTGACACACTTGGTTACTAAGGAGAAATAAATGGCAACTGGATTCCCGGTCAAAGGAACAGGCGGATCAACTTCCTACGCAAATGGCAACTCACTTTCAGCATCTGATCTCAATGATGGATTTGGAACTCTGAATTTCCTTGCCGCCTTCTATACAGGAAACCCAACTCTTTTGGGCGCACTTGAAACTTGCAATGTTGTAGCTTCAGCTGCAACTGGAACAATCAATGTTGATGCCAAAACTTCAACTGTTTGGTATTACACATCAAATGCGACTGCTAACTTTACTTTGAATTTCAGAGGCAATTCATCAACCACCCTCTCTTCTATTCTTGCGGTTGGTCAAGCAATTACAATCGTTTTTCTCAATACCAATGGATCAACTGCCTACTATCCAACTGCAATTCAAGTGGATGGATCAGTTTTGACTCCAAAATGGCAAGGTGGATTTGCTCCGAATGCTGGTAATACATCAGCAATTGACGGATATTCAATCACCATTATCAAAACTGCATCGACTCCGACCTACACACTTATAGGCTCACAGACTAAATTCGCATAAGGGGTAAAAATGTCACCAATTTTGGGAAGTTTTTCAGATACCGGAGCAAAAGCATTTGGGCTGATGACTGTCAGCGCACCAGTCAAGCCAGTAGTAACTGGTGGAACTCTTTCATCTGATTCAACTTATTATTATCGAACTTTTACTGCTAATGGAACATTGTCTGTTTCAGGTTCCACATTAGCTTGTGATTACCTTGTAATTGCTGGTGGTGGTGGAAGTGCTTATAGTGGTTCTGGCGGTGGAGGTGCTGGTGGACTTCGTTTAGGCAGCGCAACGCTTGCAATCGGTTCATACAATGCAGTTATTGGCGGAGGAGGAGCTGCTAGCAATACCTCAACAGCCAAAGGAAGCGTTTCTACTTTCAATTCTTTTAGTGCATCCGGTGGCGGCGGTGGAGCAAGCGTTGGGGGATCGAGTGTCAATTACAACGGCGGCTCAGGCGGTGGAGGCGGTACATCGGTAGCTCCTAATGGTGCTGGTGGTTCTGGAAATGCTGGAAGTTATTCTCCATCAGAAGGAAACAATGGTGGAAATGGTGGATCAACTCCAATCACTTTAGGTTCTTATACATATTACAACGAAGGTGGTGGTGGTGGCGCAGGTGCAGTAGGTTCGGCAGGTGGCTCAACCATTGGCGGCGCAGGAGGAGCGGGAACTTCAACCTATTCATCATGGGCATCAGCAACATCAACCGGTGTAAGTGGATACTACGCAGGTGGTGGCGGTGGTGGAACATATCAAACAATTTCTACAAGTTACTCCGGCGGTAGTGGGGGCTTAGGAGGCGGTGGAAATGGATCGGGTGCGAGCGCTGCTGATGCTGGCACAACAAACACCGGTGGAGGTGCTGGTGGTTCGGGAAGGTCTTATGATCCAAATGGTAGTGGCCCAGGACTTCCTGGATTTGTCTATGGAACTGGCGCTGCCGGAGGATCAGGTCTTGTTATCGTTCGCTATTTGATTTCGGCGGTGTAAATATGTCACATTGGGCTGAATTAGATAAAAATAACAAAGTTGTTCGTGTACTTGTTGGCGATAACAATGATCCAGCAGGTGATGAAGGCTATCAATGGCTTTTAGATAATCTTGGGGGAACTTGGGTAAAAACTTCTTACAATGCTGCAACAAATGGTTTTCGTGGCAAATTTGCAGGAATAGATGACACCTATGATGCTGAAAAAGATATATTCATAGCACCTGAAAACCCAAATAATCCTCAACCATAGGAGAAATCAATGGCAATTACTTCTGCAAACTACACAATCACGACAACCCCAAGTCAAGTCTTTATGGGTAACGGCGCGACAAATGTATATCTTCACAGCTCATCAGGAACCTGCTTCCTTGGCGATTCCAATGTGACTCCGACAACTGGCTATCAAATGGATTCGGGTGACAAATTGGTTCTTTCAACTCACGAATCAGCAATTTACGCTTGCACATCAACTGGAACAACAATTGTCAAAGTTTTGGTCATAACCA